GTTGAGGAATTACTTTGAACAAACAAACAATCTTTGTATTGTTCTTCTGCCCACTTAGACCATCTTTGACGATCACATAGAACAGTTGTTTCACGTTGTACTGTTGATAGTTTTGCATCAACACGACGCTTCATGATTTCGACTGTGACTAAGTCTTCAAAATCAGAAACACCTAAAAATATCTTTTCATTATTATTCATAATCTCATTCAAATCAAATTGGTTATCAAACGCATCCCATGTATATTTTCTAAGAAGTTTTTTACCTCTTTTTCTGTTTTTACTTTTTGTGCTTCTTGCTAGTGCAGGAAAAGATCTTCTTACTATATTATGCCCTGCAGCTAAGTCACGCATCCACTGTCTTATGTCCTGTGTCATCTTCATCATCCAAAAAACTATTTAATGTATTTTCCATTTTTTTCTTTGCAGCCCTTTCTTTCTTACGTCCTATGAAATCATCGAATGTATGATTCTGCTGCATGAAGTCTAAATACGCAGTATTAAATTCACCTGTTTCATCTTGCTCTTGAAGTTCGAACATCTCAAAGGGCATGTTCTGAATCATCTTACCTTTAATATAAGATTGTTTCTTTTCTTTAGCAATCCTTCGTAGAAATGCATACCAAATAATCTGAGTGAAGTATGCAAATGGATTATTGGATTTATCGGGATCGAAGTTATCAATATATTGAAGGCAGTTTTCAATGCCATCAGATATCATCTCATCACGATAGGAGTAATTAATAAAGTTGGGTTTGTAAGAAAGATGCGTTGCTATCTTAAGAATGCATTCACCAATGTAATTACTCACTTGTGGTTTCGGTAAACCCTTTTCTTCAGCTTCTTTTCTCTTAGATCGCATTTCAACGATAGCTGCTAAAAAGTCAGCGTTATTTACATATTGTGCCATACATACCGTTTCCCATTTAGTTCAAGTTATTCATAAGTATACATCAACATCGTTAAAAAGACAAGTTTTATTTCATTACAATTTATATTTGCTTTTTTATTTGTCTTAGGACATAATCACTGTGTTAGGGTTGATCGTGACGTATTAGTTAATTGTATCGTTTCCTTCGATGAATACTCTGTATCTTCTTTCCTCTTCTTCATCTTTAGGAGTTTTAGCTAAGTCTTCTAACATAGAGGATCTTCTCTTCGCTTCCTCCATATCTACATTATCTTCCCAGAGAGAATCTTCTTTCTTACTATTAGTTGATATAAAAGAAAGTTTCTCATGCTCTGCAACAATGCGTTGATAGTGTGGTATGAATAGATAGTGCAATTTCTTAACAAACATAATATCTCGTTTAGAAATCACAAAAGTAGTATCATCTGAAAATTGGCACAAAGGATGAATAGTTATATGCTCACGATGTGCTTCCAAGATAGGAATGGTTTTAATACACATTGGTGATTCAAGAAGTACATGCTCGTCATCCTCTTCTTTGAGCACAGCCATTACCTGCTCACCTGAAGTAAGTTTCATTACAATGTAAAGTTCATTGTCATCTAACATAGATCCACCTCTACTATTTTAACTTTAAATTCTTCTTCAGCATAAGTTTTGTATCTTTCTGCTGCATGATTTAAAGTATGATTCTTCCAAGACTTCCAATGCAAATCATCGGCAAGGTCAAACAGATTACATTTGGTCTTACCATCTTTTAATCTTAATCCACGACCAATACTTTGTAAGTTACGGATTTTGCTTTTTGATGGTGATGCAAAAATTACATTTTCTAATGATGGAATATTAATCCCAGTACTAAAAGTGCCAAAAGAAGCAATAATGATGGCATCACTTTCTCCCTCTGTAATATGACGGATTGCTTCACGATCTGTTGTATCAGTTCCTCCATAAACAAAGAACACCTTGCGATCCTCATGCACCTTGTCTTTTATTAATTCATATAAAATCTTGCCGTGCTTTTCAACAAACTGGAAAAGAACTAATGTATTACCTTCACAGTTAACCGCAAGATTACGAATAAATTTATTTCGCTTCTCATTACTTACAAGAAAATCCATCTCTTCTTGGTAGATCTTATTCTTTTGTGCTTTACGAATTTCTTCGTTGTACTTTAACATCACACACATTATATTTAGGGTTGTGAGTCTACCTGAGTCCATAAGTGCTTTGGTAGTAGTAACTTTATGCACTGGACCAAACATACCCTCAAGAACTAAACGATGTACTTTTTTGTTATCAAGTGTTCCTGTTGTTCCAATACGATAACGAATCTTGTCCATCTTTTCCATAACTGTTGTTAGGGATTTTGCTTTGAACTGATGTGCTTCATCTCCGAAGATTACATCGAACTGAGCAAACCAAGATTTAGGTTGTAGGTATACAGACTGCCAAGTTGTAATCAATACCTCTTTGGTAAAGTCTTTAGAGAATCCTGCATATAATTTTTGGCAAGCACCAGCAACATTGAAACCATTGGCAGAGGAGTAGTCTTCAAAGTCAGTGTATAACTGTTCAACAAGTGAAGTTGTTGGAACTATAATAATACATTTACGATCGTGTGCAATATGCCAACGCATCGTGGTGTAAATTATAAATGACTTTCCTGACGCAGTGGGAGATAATAGGAGTGTCCGCTCTTTATCGAGAGCAGTCTTTACTGCTTCAATTTGATAGTCTCGGATTTCGATTGGTTTACCACGACCATGTGGATCGAGTGACTTGGCATAGTCTTCTACAATCTGATGTGTGATATTGTTTTGATGGAATACAGGAGTTACATATTCAATGCCATACCCATTGCGAGTGGCAAACTCTTCAACATATGATACTAGACCAACATAAAGAGTTTTTCTAACTTGATCATATAGACGAACCTTACCATCCCAGAGTCTTGCTCTGAATTGTGGAGTAAATCTTGCTCCTGGATATTCGTACGTAAAGAAGTCAGCAAGTTCTTGTTCAATAGAACCATCGCTAAAAACTCTAACATAAACTTCGTCTAACTTCTCAATTTTTATCATTACATACCAGCTAGGAATTTCTTCCATTCAACTGCAGTTTTAATCTGCCAGTCTCTGGCTTTTATTTGGCCAAGAACGGATTCAAGAAAATATATCATTGTCTCAAGATAATCAATCTTGACTCTTAATGTATTTAGTTCGATGTCACCTGAGAGAAATTCATCCATCTCATTCTTTAGTGGCTTAACACCTTGCCATTGTTCCCAACCAAGATTGGTTAACTCATCACGTGAGAGTTCACCACGATACAATCGGAATTTATTTTTCCGAAGCATGTTATAGTCTGATTGGTATTTAGTGTGTTTTAGTTTGACATTGACAAGCATCTTTAAATACTTGGCATGTAACTTGGGAGTTGCTGTGGTTGTTTCACCGAGATAATTATCATCAATCTCGCAGTCTTTGTCCCACTCTTCTTGCAATTGTTCAATATTCATAATAACCTCAAATTTAGATTACTGTTAGTATACAGTAATCTTACAAAAAAATCAAGTTTGATTTACAAGAATTTATACAAAGCATAACGAAATGTTGCATTACCAATTAGGTATTGAACATCGTTATTAGTTCCTGAGAATTGTAATGAGTCTAATCCAATAGGAAACATATCAATAAATCTTACAGTTTTAACTACATTATTATTACCAGTTAGTATTTGCAATGTAGCATCAGAATAGTTTTTTGCTAATTCGCCATAATTGGTATTATCATTTTCGTTAAAATCAATATACTGCTGATAACTTTCTGGGAATCCTAATGCAACAATCCAATTGTATATTGATGTATAGTTTGCCATTTGTTCATCAACTAAAAATTGTACAGTTAATTGATCATATGTTAAGGTCTCACCTGGAATTGGTGATACATTAAATGGATTGCTAAATTCAGGAGAGCCAAGAGTAATTCCTGGAAGATTTACTGATTGGCAAAAGAAAGAAAGGTTTGGCAATTTCTGAACATTAAACATAAAACCATTAGGTGATAATGGATTAATGTTTGCTGGAAATGGACATGTGATTGTACTAGCCATGGTATCTCTTTTGATTAATTGTCATACTAATATTTAGGAATAAAAAAAGAGGATCCGAAGATCCTCTTTTAAATACCGCTTCTATGTCGGCTTCGTAGCCAACTCGATGGATTACATCAAGTTAGTAACCTTAACACGACGGTAGTAGTAGTTTTCGTTAGCTGTCAAACCACCAGTACCATCCAATGAAACGAATGGGTTAGCAACTAGACCGTAACGAGTCTTGAAACCAATCTTTGGTTGGAAGCTGTTAGGATCAACAGCACGAACCATTTGTAGAGGAACGTATGGGCAATAGAACAAACCAGCGTCAAAAGCAGATTGACCTTTGTAACCAACAACGAAGAACTGAGTAGCACTTACGTTTGCAGTGTATGGATCAACATAAACTTTGTACTTGCCGTTCAACACACCAGCGAAAGTAGTAGAAGTATCATCGATGTTCATTGAACTGTTACCTTGTAGGGCAGGAGTGTAATCAAGAACACCAGCCATCGCTAGAGCAG